ATCTGCTCCGGCCCATCTAAAGATAGCCTGGTCGTCATCACCTGCAATAAATGAATCGTTTGTATTAAAACTGTCCACCATATCCCATTGCATACGAGATAAGTCTTGTGCTTCATCTATAAAGACAACATCAAACTTGGGAGATTTATCCGACTTAACAAAGTCGAGTATCATATCGTTATAGTCTATGAGTCCATATTCTTTTTTATATCTATCTAATTCATTAGCTATGATTTTAAGTTTTGTGTATTCTAATTTTTGGTTATGTTCTTTAAGATTAAATTGTTGATCCAGCGTTATGTTTCTAAGTTTAGCTAAATGTATTATACGCAGGTAATCACTTTTAGTTGTAAAGAGTCCAGTCTCTTCTTCATCCCAATCATTATAATCTATTTGTATATTTATTTTTTTACCTAAATCTTCATAATGTCTACGTTGCATTACATGTTCTTTATTAATACCTAGTCTTCTAAATGCTAATGAGTGTAAAGTTCTAAAGTATGGAAGGTCATCCTCTGTAAAATTAAATTTATCAATTGCTCTTTCTTTGGCTTCGTTAGCTGCTTTCTTTGTAAATGCAAAGTAACCTACCTTATCGGGATCAGTTTCTTTTAAATAATCATCTACTTTATTTAAAAGAGTATGAGTTTTACCAGTTCCTGGAGGTCCTAATACAATTGTTTTCATTTAATTTTTACTTCTCCTTCTGTCTCAATCCAAACTTTTGCGCCGCAACTCAATGGTTTATCAGGACTGTATATAATTTTACTTGGCCCCAGCACTTCTACTTCATGTCCATAAGTGTTGGATTTAGAAGTTTTAACAGTTATGACAGGATCATTTAAGTTATGTTTTTTATTGCTTCTAATTTTGTGTTGATTTACATGTATTCTAGTTTTCAAAACACATCCTTTGGTTTAAGTTGTTTTGGTTTATAAACATCTTCTGGTTTATCAAATTCATTTACTATCATGACACTTGGTCTTTTCTTACCCACATAAATTCTGTCATCTTTACACTCACAATGTTGTACTAATAAATCTTGTGTGGTTTGATGTTTCTCTGGCCATTTTCTTCTTTGTAAATAACCATAGTAAAATTTATTAAATATAAAATGATGTTTACCTTCTGATGTCCAAACGTTTCCTAAAAAGATTTCTTCTTTGTTTGTTGTGGCTGCAGAATCATTTGTACAATACTCTTCTAAATGAGATTTTAATTGCTCTATTAAAGATGAGCCTGCGGGTGCTGGTATTAATTCTACATGTGTGAGTAAAAGATCTGTATATTTTTCAAATTCTTTAACTGTAACTCTTGGGGGCTTTCTATTAATTTGTTCTGTTACTGTCTTTCTAAATAATCTTTGCTCCATTAAATAATCTATACTATCTAATCTAACTCTCATACCATCGACGTTAACCCAATAATATGGTTGATCTAATTCTACTTTTTGTAAGTCTGTTAACGCAGGAAACACAGACTCTCCGCTAATTCCAAACTTTCTAGTTTTACATAATGCTTTGTCACAATGATTACACATTGGCTCTTCATTACATTTAAAACCTAAATCTTTTTTACTGTGAAATTTTATTTTATCTTGAATAACTTTATCTTCTAATGGTGTGGTGAAGTATGTATAATTAAATTGATTTATTTTTTTAGCCCAGTCTTCTGGCCATTTTCTTTTTGCATATTGAATGAATTGATAAATAACTCTGTCTCTACCATCTTCTAATTTAGTTTGTGTTAAAGATTCTATACATGGAGGACCATCACTAAATTCTGATTCGGGTCTTTTGACTTTTAATTTTTCTAACTGTTCTGGTGTTTGAACTTGTTCGTTATATAGTAAATAAAAAGTTTCTAGATTAGCAGCCTGTCCATCGTGATCAAAGGAATATCTTGTTGTATCATCACCATTAAAGTATGGTAAGTTTAAGAAATTTCCTGTATCCTCTTCCGATTTTAATTCTATTTGTTTTGGAAATACTTCTGATCCACCATAACCTAATACTGCACTAATAGATAAAAGTTTATCTCTTACTAATTTTGCTTCAACAGGAACAGTTGTGAATAAAAATACATGAGCGCCCCCAGATTTAGATCTAAATACTATGAGAGGTAATTTTAATAATTTAATTTTGTTGATTAATTTTTTATGATCAAACCCTGCGTAGGAATCTATATCTATACATCCCCATCTGCATTTGTTTTCATCATTAATAGGAATGACACCAAGACTTGGTTCAGTCCCTTGTAAGTGTTTTAGCCAAAGATCTTCTGTAACTCTTTCTCTTAAGATAAAAGATTTACCCTTTATCTTCTCTCCATCTGCGCCCTTCTTGTCCACATAAGTGACACCTCGTGCACGTTCTAATCCTTGGAATATTTTTTTAAAGCTTTCTACCGACATAAAATTTAAAAGTGGGCGTTTCCACTCTCGCTTAGACGCCCACTACCTAGGATTCTTTAGTATGGAGTACTAGAAGTTTCTTCTGATCCATGTTTAGCTTGAACTTCACCTTTGCCTACTCGCTCAGCGAAAGTTTTAGCTATATCATAGATAGATTTGTCAGTTACAGGACCAATCTTTGCTACATCCCATCCAAACCATGTTCCTTTGTCATTAGACATCTGAACAGTCTTTAGATTATAAATGTGGCTATAAGTTGGCGGTGTAAATAAACCATTCTTACCCTGTAATTTAATACCCATCATCATTGAATTCCATTTTCTACTCACTTTTAATTGAGTAGCTTTCATTGAAATTAAAGCTGTGGTTGGACTGTCACCCATTAATATTACAAAATGACTAGCAGTATTTTCTAAATAGTTACCATTAGGTAATCTATCTTTGAAAGATTTATCACGAGTAGTTGTACTCACAATATCACTATCTGCTTCGTGAATTGCAACTGGTGCTCCAGTGCTAGTTCCACGATCTTGCCACTCTATATATTGTCTTTTATAAAAGACAGGTATAACATTTATATTGCTATACATTTCATTAGTAACAGTGTTGATTATCTTGCCAGGCTCTGCGCCTTCGACATATTTTCCATGAGTCTTGTTGACTTCTGGAGATAATTGTCCCAAAACTTTTAAGAAAGGTAACGCAAGATCTTCTTGCGATATGTTTTGAGTGCCTTTATCAGCATCAGCTTCAAATAAATTTGTTGCTAGTGCTCCTTCTTTTTTAGTTGCTACATTGTTCATGTTTATTGTTTCCTTTTTATTGTAGTTTTATTTCCAATGAATACATTGAAAATTTCCGTTGGCATTTCTTTACCCGCCTCTATACGCTCACGGACTAACGCTTTAAGAGTCATGGGCTCAACCTTCAACTTTTGTGTCGGTTGATACCCACGCTCTGTTGCAAGAGCAGCATAATCAGCTGCCTTGTTATCTTCGTTGCGACCAAAAGACACGAGTATCTCGTTTTTGATTATATCTCCTAGTCCATTATTACGAAGCCAGTTAAAAGCCGCTTCTTTATTAGCAATACTAATATTAGCACTGTAATGCGGCTTCACATCTACTGAAGATCCATCCATAAGTTTTAAATGAGATAAACCCATTTCACTCATCATAGTTGGAATTACTTCTCCAGATAAATGTTCTAATTCTTTTTTTGTACTTTTCATATTTTCTTCTTGAAGCTCAAGTCTAGTTTGCAAAGATTCTAATCTTTCCACTTGATCTGCAAGAGACCGAATGTTTTCAGTCTTGCTCATCACATTTTGTTGATCTGCCTCAAAGTCTGGCATCTTTATTCTTTGTTTAATACTCATCTATTTTTCCTTTCTCGTAGAGATTAATTTCAATAGGATAATATTTTCTTTCTTGTTTATCCCACTTTAAAAGATTGTATTTACCATTAGTTATATCGGATACTATTGAACAGGCTACTCCAATTATTGCTGGATCACCAGTTAAAAGTAAATAATCTTTTTGTGAAAAATTTTTTAATTTTTCTCTTAATTTAAAAATTAAGGGACCTGGTGAAAAAATAATTTGAGATAGTTCAGGTAGTAAAAAATTTAATTTACCATACTGAGAAGCACCAATAATATTTATTTTTGGTTTACCATCTTTAGTTCCAGGAATTTCCTGAATAACATATACAGTAGGTGTCTTACCACTATTTGATATATCGCTATAATTAATTTTTTCTTCTTTCATGCTTGACAATATAGGTCCTAAAGATTATATTGTCAACTAGAAAGTAAAAATATTATGAACTATAAATTTAAGACTAAGCCTTACGCGCATCAATTGACTGCGTTAGAAAAATCGTGGAATAGAGAAAACTATGCCTATTTCATGGAAATGGGTACTGGTAAAACAAAAGTACTCATAGATAATTTAGCTATGCTTTACGATAAAGGTAAAGTGAATGGTGCCTTAATTATTGCACCCAAAGGTGTGGTAGGAACTTGGTATAATCAAGAAATTCCTACCCATCTTCCTACGCACATTGAAAATGTGACCACTTTATGGCAAGCCAATATTACTAAAAAACAAAAAGAATCTTTAGATGAATTATTAAAGGTAGGAGAAGAACTTCATATCTTAATCATGAACGTGGAAGCTTTTTCTACAACTAAAGGTGTTGAATTTGCAACAAAATTTTTAAATTCCCACAGACCCTTAATAGCCATTGATGAAAGTACTACTATTAAAAACCCTAAAGCCAAACGAACTAAAAATATTATAGACCTCTCTCATTTAGCAACATACAGAAGAGTAATGACAGGATCTCCTGTTACTAAAAATCCTTTAGATTTATTTACTCAGTGTTATTTTTTAGACCCTTATTTATTGGGCCATGAGTCTTATTATTCTTTTAGAATGAGATATGCGATTATGAAAACAGCTAATATATCAGGACGTCAAATACAATTAGTTTCAGGCTTTAAAAATTTAGGAGAATTGTCGGAAAAATTAAAACCTTTTTCTTATAGGGTTTTAAAGGAAGATTGCCTTGATTTACCCGATAAAATTTACATGAAAAGAAATATAACTTTAACACCTGACCAATTAAAACTCTATGATCAAATGAGAAAGGAAGCATTAGCTACATTAAATGGTAAAACTACTACTACTGTGAATGCATTGACTCAATTAATGAGATTACAGCAAATTACGTGTGGTCATTTTACCGCTGATGATGGGAGTACTCAGTCTATTAAAAATAATAGAATAGGAGAATTAATGGATGTGTTAGAGGAAACAGAAGGAAAAGCCATTATATGGGCTCACTACCAATATGATATTACTACCATAATTAAAGAAGTAGTTAAGGTCCATGGTCCGGGGTCCATTGTGGACTATTATGGGTTAACTCCCCAGGATGAGAGGCAGTCTAACATTAAGAAATTTCAGTCCGACCCTAAGTGTCGGTTTATCGTTGGAACGCCGGCTACGGGCGGCTATGGGATAACTTTAACGGCCGCTAATACCGTTATTTACTATTCTAATGGATATGACCTCGAAAAAAGACTACAGTCAGAAGACAGAGCACACAGAATTGGACAATCAAAATCCGTAACTTATGTCGACCTGATGTGCGATTCAACGGTGGACGAAAAAATCGTAAAGTCTCTCCGTAAAAAAATAAACATAGCATCA